AAGCTGTTAAATAAAGTAGGTAGCCCAAATTATCGTAGTAGCCTTATTAGCGACTGGCAAAATACTAACGATATTATAAACGCGCTTAAAAAACAGCACATAGAAAATAGAGCTTATGCGGCTAAAATTGCGCCGTACTTTTGCGCCGATACTGAGCGCGAAACTGCGCGTAATATATTTAACTTTTTAAAGCGCGAAATACGTTACCAAGTTGAGCCAGCCGAAAAGCAAACAGTTAAGAGTATACCTAGACTTTTAGCCGACGGTTACGGCGACTGTAAGCACTATACAAATTTTGCAAATAATATACTAGAGGCTTGCGGCTATAAGCCAGTCTATAGGTTTGCTGGCTACGGCAATAAAGGGCTAAGCCATACATACACTTACCTACCTGAGAGTAACACCGTTTTAGACGCTGTCTTAAGTAGCTTTGATACCGAAAAAACACCCAAAATAAAAAAAGATATGAGCTTGTACAAAATTAGTGGCGTAAATAGCGCCGACGAAATAGCCGAAGTAAACGGCTTAAACTTTTCTAAAATTGCTAGCAACGTAAAAAAGGCAGCCGCGAAAGCTAGTGATACTGTTAAAAAAGCAGCTAGCCAAATACCAGCAGCCGCAAAAGCTATAGTACAAAAAACAGCTACTGTAGGCTTAGCGCCAGCAAGGGCAGCGTTTAGCGCCTTAGTAGCGTTAAACGTTAGGGGCTTAGCTACTGACTTAAAAAAAGTTTTTGATAAAAAAGGGCGCGAGGGTTTGACTTGGTGGTCGGATATGGGCGGTAATCGCGATAGTTTAATAGACACTATAAAAAGCGGCGCTGGCAAAAAGCGTTTGCTAGGCGTACAAGAAGAAGAGGCAGCTTGGAACGAAGTATACGGCGGCTACTCAGGCGACGGCGTTTATATTGGCGAGCCAGTTACTATCGCTACTAGTATAGCTACAGCTACGCCTATTTTAATTAAAGTAGCCGACGTATTTAAAAAGGCTGGTATAAGTGCAGAACAAATACAAAAAATTAATAAAACTATAGAAGAGGGTAAAGCCAGCTTTAAACAAATAACTGGTAAAGACGTTACCGACGTTATATTTAAAAAAGACGCTGGCGTAGAAAGTAATAAACTACAATATAAAAGCGGCGACCTAGAGGCTACTAGTCAGGCAACGGCTGAAAAGGTAGCTACAGCAGCTTTAGCGGCTGGTACTGGTACTGATATTGCAACTATTAAAGAGGTAGTAGCTGAGGCTGGTTTAAAGCCGCCACCAGCAAACTTTGTACCTAAAGACGCGCCTATAAATCTTAGTAAAATGTTCACTAATAAAACTTTGTTAATCGGCGCTGCAGCTGTAGCGGCTTTTGTCATTTTACGTAAAAAATAATATGAGTACTGTAAAACAAATTAGCACGCTTGCTAAAAAAATATACGCCAAAAAGCCTACAATTAAGTGGACTGAGGCTATTAAGCAAGCAAGCCGCGAGCTGAAAGCCAGCGGTAAAATTTCAGCTGGCAAGTCTAGAGCTACAAAAAGTACGGCTACTAAGCGTAAGCCAGTTACTAAGCGTATTACTGGCGTAGCTAAAAAAAAGCCTAGCGTACCTAGTACTATAAAACTAGAGGCTAAAAACTTAAATAGTACTCAGGATAAATACAAGTATAAATCTAGGTACTACGAAATACTAGACGACCAAGACGGCGACTTGTATATATTCTATGGCGGTAAAGCTATTTATTTTAAAAAGCCTTACCCTAGAATAGGCGCTACAAAGTACCCTAAGCCTAAACTTTTTAAACCAACGCCAGCCCAAACTAAAGCCGCAGCTAAAAGACTAGTTAAACAGTCTACGTCTAAAAGAAAAGTAGGCGGTAGTCATACCGACACTAAAAGCCATAATGTACGTATAAACGTACTAAGCGGCTTACAAGGTAGTCCACAAGTTTTTAACGGCGTTAAAACGCTAACAAAAGGCGGCTACTACCTTTATATGGACAAGCCAAATACTTTATTTAAGTTTATAGGTAGAGATAACAAAAAAACAGCCTTTCCTTTAGTTTTTGATATTTATAAAAAAAGCAGTCAGGGCGGCTATTACTTAGCTGCGCGTTATGAATATGCGAGCGAGCTAATTAAATACCTGAGTAAAATAAAAAAGCCCAGTAGTAAAGAGTTAGCTATAGGACATTTAAAACTACCTAAGTAATGAGAAAGCCAGTTAAAAAAACTAGACGTATAGGCGCAACGCCAGTACTTATCCCTACTCAGCGAAGTACTACCTTTAACCCAGCGCCTAGCGATAGTCGTTATGATTTTTGGACATATAGCGAGGCTGCCGAAAATAGAGCTGAGTTTAACTGGTTTAACGAATTTAGAACGCCTAAAATTAGTAACGCTACTTTAACCAAGTTACCAGCTCGTTTAGATATAGACATAGTCCAAAAGTATAATTTACGTACTATAGACTTTGGCAACTGGGTAACTCAGTTTCACCGTCAAAATTTTAACGCTGTTTTAAATGTAGGCTTAGCCGACTTAGCTAAACTTGTAGGTAGCGATAACTTAGGTAAAGGCGAGCTTACAGTAGACTGGGGCGGTAGAGGTCAGCGTAGAGCTTTAGGGCTTTATAAAAGCTGGGTAAAAGTTATTAACCTACGCCGACACGAAAGGCTAGACAAGCTACTAAAAAAAGTAAATACTAGCCAGTCTAATTATATTATACAAAATTATGTAGAGCTAGGCTCAGGGCATAAAGGTAGTAGTAATTATACGCTTAATAAAAAAGGCGTAGTATGGATATTAGGTACTAGCGGCTTTGGCAGCTTTGCGCACGAATTTGGGCATTTTATAGATAACGTACTATACGAAAAAACAAAACATAAATTTGTTAATAGAGGTATGTTTACTGGCGAGAGCGTTTTACCATACGACGGTAGTAGAACTTATAGCGAAACTGATATAATTTTTATGTTATACGGTTATAAAAATATAGCTACTGGCTTGCCTTATAGTGCAGCCGATTTAACACCTTTAGAGCTGGCTTTTTATCAAGTGTTTACTACTACGTATTATAAAAAAGACGCTAGCCAAAGCTGGCAACCTAACGACAATTTAAAACGACTAGTAGAGTACTGCGCTATCAATCAAGGTCAGTATACATACTGGGGTAGTTTTGTAGAGTGTTGGGCGCGTATTTTTGAGGGCTGGGTACAATACGCTTTAGATAAGAAAGGTATAAAAAATACTTTTCTAGTCAGCAGCTATAAAAAGTTTGAGGTATCTAGTAAAATTATAGACGGTAAAGAAATTACGAGAGCTGAGGGTAGTAAGGTTTACCCAGTAAGTACTACGTACCCTAAAATAAATAAGTATATTTTGACAATTTTAGATATATTTGCCAAAGTAAAATAGTTCAGACAATGGCTAGACGCAGAAAAAAATCAACTAGAGTAATGGCACGCCGCCGCCGTAGTAGTAGACGCTACTCAGGTATAGGGGCTGTTAGTACCAGCGAAGTACTCGCACTTGTAGGCGGCGCAGTAGCGAGCCGCTTTGTAGTAAATAGTTTAGGTAAAGCTTTTCCTACTTTGGTAAGCTCAGCCAATACTAAAGCCGTTACACAAATTGCCTTAGGTTTGGCTACTAAGCCAGTAGCTAATTTGCTAGGTATTAAGTCGCCTATGGCTGACGCTTTGGGTAAAGGTATGATTGTAGCTGGTGGTTACGAACTTGTAAAAGTAGTAGCGCCTAATGTTATGGGCGCAGCTGACGAGGGCGACGTAATTGTAGTAAACGGTATGGATGAAGTATCCGAAATTAACGGTATGGATGAAATCGGCTATAGCGCTGACGAACTCAGCGAGGTAAACGGTATGGATGAAATCGGCGACGCTGATTTTTACGACATTTAAAAAATTAAACCTTAGTAACTAAATATGTCATTATCACAAAGACAAGCCTTTTCAGTAATTCAAAAGGCTTATGCAAACAAAGGTCGTAAGCCAGTTACTACACCAAGTACGCTACGCCTTATTCAAAACGTGGTCGCTAACAAGACTACGTACACTTTCCCAATTTTAGAGGGCGATAGCTCAGTAACTTTGGCAGAACAAAAATTGTTAAACCGAGCCGACGCTTTTACCGCTACTAGCGTAGGGGTGTTTATCGGTGGTTTGACTGACTTAGGGGCAGCTACAAGCGCTGGCTCTTATCAATTATTCGGTTACCAGTCGGAAGCTTTGACTTTAGCTGGCGTAACTAACTCAAACGCTTTGTTTGCTAACTCTTACTTAAACGTAAGTGTTAATAACGTGGCATATTTGCAAAACTTTGACTTGTACCGCTGCTATGGCGCGCCTATTATTCAAACTGGTAACCTTTTGGCTTCTGGTGGCGATACAACTGGGCAGAACTCAGTAAACGGTACTACTTATGGTTTTACAAGCCTTGTCCCAACCCTACAGTTTAGCGGTACTGCAAAAATTGATATTTCAATTCAACTACCTACTAGCTTAGCGGTTACAAACGCTTGCCAAATTAATCTTATTTTTAGGGGCTTCCTTTCTTTGGGTGCGTCTAACTTAAATAAGTAAACAGTAGAAACGTAGCCAGCTTTAAAAACTGGCTACTTTCTTTTTTTTATTTTTAATAACAATATGAATACGAACTGTATGTATATAAAAAGAGCCGAGTACGTAGAAGTACCTATCCCTACTGGCAACACTAAGCAACAAATTTATTTCCCTGATTTGCCAAACTTGCGCACCAGTAAAGTTTTTGGTATTGAAATTTACAGCAGCACTACTGCGCCTACTACCTATACTGGCGCTACTAACCAAGCTATAGCAGACATACGTAATACTATGGTAAGCTTATACTTTGACGGTGGCGACTTTATACAAGTACCAGCGGCTAGCTTGTATCGTTTTGACACTACAGCTTTTTACCAAGATATTCCTATGCTTGCTGGTCAAGTTATAGTTTGGGCGAAGTCTTATGTATGGATGAGCGGTACTATTGCTAACTATGCTTCTAAAAGCTTTTTGTTTAGTGTTTACTACTCTAAAAACTCTATTTAAGTATGGCGGCTGAAATAGTAGGTATTGATAAAATTCTATCTTATCTTAATAAGTACGAATTTCAAAAAATTAAACTCAGTAGAGGTACTGAGCCTATTTATTTAAAGCGCGCCGCTGAAAACGAAAATAAGGACACGCTTATAAACGACTTTGAAAACTGGGTTTACGAATTTATTACGCCTGACAACTTTAAAGAGTATAAGCTTGAACTTTTTGGCACTTATAAAACTGAGCCAAACGCCAAACTTTCGCCAGTAATTAAAGTAGCGGTAGCTTTTAACAATAAAGCCGCCGCCGCTGGCGAAATTATAGGCGCTTATAACGCGCCTAAAACTAACCCTATAGACGTAGACAAATACGTAACTGTAGCGGTAGAAAACGCTACGCTTAAAGCGCAATTAGAGCAACTAGAGCAAAAGTTAGACGACCTATTAGAAGAGCAAGACGAAAATGAAGAGGTAGGCGCTGTAGAGCCGCAAACTATAGGGCAAGCTTTAAACGGCGTTTTACTAAGTAAATTAGATACAATAGTAGACGTAGTACTGGCTGGGCTGGCTACTAAATTTACTGGTGCTAATACTGCGCCAGCTATTAACGGCGTAGAAGATAGCGACGTACTAAGCGAATTTAAAAAAATTCACCCTGACATAGAGCAAGACTTAGCGCGCTTATTGAAACTGGCGCAAACTAAGCCTGACTTTTTTAAAATGTTAATAATGCAGCTGCGAAATTTGGTATAATATGGCAACAAAAAAAAGTAATATAGATTATTATACTATAGCTGGTATAGCCGCCGTTGGCGCTGCTGGCTATTTTATTTATCGTTACGTTAAGAAAAAACAAGACGAAAAAAAAGACTTACCTGAGGACAAACCAACACCGGCACCGGACAAGACAACAACTAAGACAACGCCTAAAACGGTTACGGCTGCTGCCAGTAGTCCGGATAAACAAAAACTACAAGAATTACTTATAAGCTTGTATAGTAAATATACTGGTAATAAAATTAGCGAAACTGTTTATACAGCTAGCGAGGCAAAAGGCGGCTGGGGCAATAAAAGCGAAAACGCTTTAAAGGTAGCGCTTAGCGCTAATACTGGCGATAATGCCTATACTACGCCTTTAGATAGCTCAAACGCTGCGCGCTATATAAAAGCGGTTACGGCAACTAACGAGGCTAGAGCTAACGACTTAAAAACTCAGCAAACTAAACAAACCGACAAGGCTACTAAAATAAAATCAGCTTACGACATAGTAAAAAGTATAAATACTGGTAACTATAAAGCCAAGCTTTTAGTAGAAGTAACTAGCCCAGCGTTACAGTTTGACGCTGTCAAAAACACCTATAGAGGCTTAGGCACTACTCGCAGTTTTAGAAAAGGTACTATTTTTAGTACTGGCGACTTAGTAGCTAGGGGCGACGGTACTGTATTGTTTAAAAGCGGCTTAACGCGTTACCCTATTAACCCTGACAACTTACTAACATATACAGTTTAAGACTATGGCAGAATCTAAACTATACGACTTTGCTCGGCGTAACCCAGTTTTAACTGGCGTAGGTACGCTAACTGTAGGCTTTATTATATATAGGGTAGTAAAACGTATTACTAGCCCTGAGGAACGTATACCACCTAAGCCGCCTATACCTGAGATACCACCAGCCGAACGTAAATACAGTTATAGTAGTGAGCAGTACGCTGAGTGGGCAGACAGTTTGCAGCAAGCTTTTGACGGCGCTTTTACCGACAATGATAGGGTACGTACTATAATGAGCTATTTAAAAACTAAAGGCGACGTAGTAGCTTTAATTTCAGCCTATGGTCGGCGCGTTATCGCGTCGCCTTATTTGTGGGATACTGAGCCTATGACATTATCGCAAAGTATAACCTACGAAATGAGTAAAAGCGATATTGAAAAGTACGTAAATATACCTTTAAGTAAAACTGGCTTTAAATTTTAACTATGATAAATTTTGATAAACCTACTTTATTAACAGCTGGCGTAGGCGAGCTTTTAGTAGCCGCTACTGGCGCAGTTACTGAGGTAGCTAGTATACCAACAACTGAGGAAGTACAAACTATAGGACAGCTGCTTATACAGTTAGTTATAGGTATAGTAACTATTTGGAAACTTGTAAAAAAACCAAAAAAGCAAAATGATTAAATTTAAGTTAGATACTATTATATACGGCGTTAAAGATACTGGTACGGCGGTATTTCGCGACGAAAAAACTATAGGTTACTGTTTTATTAATACTGGTAACTGTAGCGTATTGTTAAATAACTTTATACTACAACCTAACACCAGCTACAAAACTTTTGAAACTGGCTGTATAGACAAAACAGTATATAGAATGGTATTTAACACGTTTAACAGCTGTAGTATAGACAACGCCGAACTAACAGTAGTAATTTATAATATAGATAATTAAAATGAGCATACAGCAAGTAAGCAATAACCGACCTAGTGGCAGTACAGCCAAAAGCTGCGACGCTGGTATCCCTATAGCTGGGCGTACTAGTAGTACTGGCGTTTACGAAATTTTAAAATTAAACGCTGACGGTAGCCTAAGTACTGGCGGTAGCCCTAGTACAGTAGTACCTTATACTTTACAGCCTACAGCTTTCCCTTTAAATCCAGTCGGCGCGTTTGGTGTTGGTGTTATAACCCATTACGCTCAAATTACTACTAGCTCTATAAACGCTGGTATGTATACTATTAACCCTAGCTATATAGTAGAAACTTTAACTGTAGGCGGCGCGGTTAATATAGCTTTAATTAAACAAGGTAGTACTATAGACGCTTATACTGGTACTAGAAACGTAGGTACTGACGACTTTAACCCAGCGGCTATAGACTTGACAACTGGCTTTGTAGCTTTATGGCATAATTTACCTTTAGAAAGGCTTAGTACAAATTTTGCAGCTACAGCTAATTTAAACGCTACGGCTAAAAGTATGTATTTAAGTAGCGGTACATACGCCTTGCTAGTATTTGTATATACAACTTTTACAACCACAGCGCCAACTACTTACGTAGGCTTTACTGAATTTTCACAAATTAGTTAATATGACTACTAGACCTATTACTAGTAATAACCCTTTTGCGCTTATACAAACTAAGGGCAAGGCTGACGCTTGGCAAGGTCTAAAAGGTCAACTAGATAACGGCTTTTTAATTTTTGATACGCCAGCTAACGGCGTAAGGGCTGGCTATATTAGTTTATACAATACCTATTTTAAAAGAGGTATAAATACACTTAATAAGATTATACCAGTTTATGCGCCTGACAGTATACCAAAAGCTGGCGGTAAAAATAACTATATAAATTTTTTAGTTACTCAGTATAAAATACCAGCCGACAAACCTATAACTACAGCCGCTGAAATTATAAACCTAGCTAAAGGTATTTCGCACTTTGAGGCTGGTAAAGCTTGGATAAACGACAGCGATTTAAAAAAAGGCTATATAGAGGCAGCAAAAAAGGTAAACTTGCCGCCACTAAACGAAAGGCTACCTAGTCTTTTTGATAGTCCTATAAAGAGCGTAGGCGTAGCTTTTTTTTTTAATTCTATTAGTAGGCAAATTATGGACACAGCGAAAGCGTTAAAAATAAGTACTGCGGTGTTGTTAACATATTTACTATATAAGTTTGGCTTAAAGAGTAAAGGCTTTAATAGCTCAGCTGACTTTTACAAGCTTGCAAAAAAAGGCGCGCTTAAATATCCTTTAGACAAGGCTTATACTAAAGTTAGTAGCGGCTTTGGCTACCGTACTATTTTCGGCGCTCAACAATTCCACAACGGTATAGATTTACCAGCGCCTGAGGGTACGCCGATTTATGCGCCGTACTCAGGTACCGTAAAAGGTAACTACTATAACGGCTTAGGTGGTAACCAGTTAACACTAGATAGCGGCGCGGTTACTTTTGGCTTTGCACATTTGCAAAATAAAAGCCCTTACCCAGTAGGTACTAATATACAAAAAGGGCAGCTCTTAGGTTACGTAGGCAATACTGGCAGAAGTACTGGCGCGCACTTACATTTTACAGTAACCGTAGACAAACAAAAAATAAACCCAGCTAGCGTATTTCCTAATTATAAATAATGACTTTAAACGAGTATACTTATAAGTATCGCGCTTTTTTTGAGCCTATAGTAAAAAATAAACCTATAAGTTTAGAGGCAGCTTTAAAGTTGTCTTATGAGCTTACTAAGCCAGTACCGAAAATTTTAAAGTATAATAATTTTTTTGCTATAGCTAATAAGGCAACAAAAAAATATAATCAATACCTTACACCTTTTGAGGGTATTACTCAGGGTATAAATTTAATAGTAAATCAAAAAGACTTTACAACTCTTAAACTGGGTACATTAAAAGCAAACCCTGAGCTACAAACCAAACGTATTATAGCGGCGTTTTATAACGATTAAGACAAAGCCCAATACACCCACCGACGCGCGCGCCTAAGGGCGCTTTTTTTGTTTTTATATAATTTAACAAAAAGTACCTACTATGCCTACTCGCTTACTCGTTTACTCGTTTTATAACTTATTAACATAGTTATAAACACCAAAAAAGAAAAGCTTTTGTTTTTTGAAAAGTTTTTTTTACGTTTGCTGTTCAAACTGTTTACTTATTATGACAAAAAATTTAAGAGTTTACGATAACGGCGTAGCCGTTACGTACAACGAGCTAGTGAAAGGCTTAGAGTTTCACATTCCTAGCGGTATGACGTTAGGCGAGTTTCGCGACTGGCGAAAAGAAAACGCAACTTTGATTTGCACAGCTTTAAAAAAGAAAGGTATCGCCGACGCTGAGCGTTTGGCTGGCGTTTCTATGCCTAAAGGTATGAGCTTTAAAAAAGAGAAAGGGCGCGAACGTGGCTAAAACACCTTTTTTAAAGTATTACAAGTTTCTTGTAATAGACGGCGACTTTAACTACAGCCTAGCTGTGCGACAAATTAAGGGTAGAGTAACTAAAGAGCGTTATAAAGCAGCGCGTAAGTACGCGAGGCTAATAAATTATAATTGGCGAGCGCCTTACGGTGTAAGCCCTAACGGTTACTCTTATAGGTGCGGCTGTTTACACGACTGTTGCGGCTGTGTAACTAGCCGACATTTTCAAGTAAAAGTTACGCCTGACAGTTTAAGTTTTTATATAGTCGTAAATTATAATTATTAATATGCAGCACCCTAATACAGCCAGCGTAAGCCTAGAGAAAGGCACGCGCGTAACGATTTACACTAACGACGGCGCAAGTTTAAGCGGCGTTATTGACGGCTTAGCAAACGCGCCAGTACCTAGTATTATACTAGAGGTAAAAAATACCGTAGGTAGAGTTATAGAAGTTTGTATAGTACCTATACACGCTATAAGCCGTATCGCCTTTACGCCTGGCAGCGTTTTAAGCCCTACTAGTAGCGACGTATTTAATTCTAATTTAACTAAGTTATGAGAGTTACAACACAATGTAATAAATTCGGTAGTATAGCGCTTTTACCTAGTATTATACTGGTAATAAATAGGCACTATTTTAGCCACAAAGTACGCGACTGGTCGCTACACTTTCACTTTTTAAAGTTTCACGCTTGGATAAGTTTTGATTTATGAGCAGCTACTATAAAGATATGCTTTTTATTAAGCGCCAGCGCTTAGCCGACGCTGTAGAGCTAGTAAACGCTTTACTAGAAGAGTTAGACGGCGAAATAGAAAAGGCTAAAGAAAACGGTATAGAGCCGTACCGTTTGAAAAAGTCTATAGATAGGGTAAAGCAAATAGAGCAGCTGCGCGACGAAGTCGTAGAATACGATACTAAAGTAATGCAGTACGTAAATTTTTACCCTGAGGCTACGCCGTACTATAAAGAAAAGTTAGAGATAGCGCGCCGTTATGTACGTAGCTTAGGCGGCGACTGGTCTACAGTAACTTGGGGTAAAAAAAGCGACTACCCTTATTAACCTAATTTAGCAAAAGCCGCCAGTATTTCGCTGGCGGCTTTTTTTACTTTTATTTTTATGCTAATACCACAAAAACCGATAACACCCAAAAAAAAAGCCGCCGAGCCAGTCGCTATAGACTTTGACCATACGGCGCACATTGTAGACTTTTCAGCTGAGGTAAAGCAGCAAGTTATTTACACAATACAAGGCAATACTATTTTAACAGCTGGCAGCTTACTAGTTTTAACTGGCAAGCCAAAAGCGCGTAAAAGTACTTTTTTACATACCTTTTTAGGCGTAGCTATTCAAACTACTAGCCTTTGGCAAATTACAGCCAGTTTACCAGTAGAAAAAAGCAAAGTTATTTTAATAGATACCGAGCAAAGTATATACGACTTACACAGTAGTATTAAACGTATGGCTTTTAATTTCAGTATTGACTTAAACAATACTAGTAAATTTCAGGTTTACAGTACTAGAACGCTGGCGCTATTTAATCTTATGCAGCTTATAGAGGTAGTTTTAGAAAATAATAAAGATACTGGCGTACTAGCTATAGACGGTTTAATAGATTTGTGTAACGACATTAACGACGTAAAAGAGGCTAAAGCAGCTATAACTTTTATTAAGCAAATAGCCGACAAATACCAAATAGGTATAATAGGCGTACTACACCAAAATAAAGGTACTAACTTTAGTTTAGGACACTTAGGAAGTTTTGCGAGTAGGTTTGCACAAAGCGAGCTAAGCGTAGTTAAGAACGACGACAATACTAGCACGCTAGAAAGTGTTTTTTTACGTAGCGCTGAAAGTATACAGCCTATTAGTATAGGCTGGGATAGTGTTAATAACCGATACGACAGTATACAAACTTTACAAGCTTTTCAGCCTAAGGCTATAACTACCGAAACTATCGCAGCGTCTATTTTTGCTGGCGATACTTACCTGAGCTACGCCGAGCTGGTAACTCGCTGTATTAAGTTTACCCAAACTACCCAGTACTCAGTAACTAAAAAGTTTATACCTGAGCTTTACAACTTGGGTATAATTCAAAAGCAAGGAAACTTTATTGTTTTACGGTAGTTTTTTGTACCGTACCCTACCCTATATATATATATATATATATAGGGATAGGGTAACTTGTACGAAAACAGCAGCAAAATTTTTGCGATATTTGCCGTATGTATAAAATTTTTAAAAGACAGCACGCTATAGCTAAAGCGCTAGGGGTTATTTTAAAGCCGTCTAAGCGACTTAATAAGAAAATAGGTGTCTATACCTCACAAGGGCAAAAATTATGCGATATAGGCGATTCTAGGTACTTAGATTACGCCCAGTACTTAAAACAATACGGTAAAGCTTACGCCGATAAACGTAAAGACGCTTACTGGCAGCGGCATAGAAAAGACGTTAATAGTGGTTGCGGTTATTATGCAGCTCGTATTTTGTGGCTGTAGTCATTTTAGACAAGGTATATTTTATAATTTTCTTATATTTGCGCTATGGCAAAAAGCAATAAACCACTTTACGCGGTACTATTAGGCGGCGCTGGCTTATTCTTAGTAAGTAGATTTTTACTAAGAAAAGGCGAGGCTATTAAAAGCTTAAATGTTAATGTAACTGGCGTAGACTTTAATAAGGCAAATTTTAGCTTTGTAGTTAAAGTAAGGCTAATTAACCCTAGTAACGCTAAGCTAACTGTTAAAAGTATAGTAGCTGACGCAATTTGGAACGGTACGTACGCGGCGACTATTTCGTATTTACAACCTTTTGAACTTAAGCCACTTGAAGAGCGTACATTACAAATACCAGTAAAAGCTAATTTAGAATGGTATAATTTAGTATTAGACGTAGTAACTAAAGGTAAGCAAGCGCTAAACGGTACTTTTGAATTAAAAGGTAGTGTAAACGCTGAGGGCTTAGTAGTACCTTTAGAGTATAAAAATACTTTTAAAATTTTCTAATGTTAAGAGGTAAGCTGTTAAATAAAGTAGGTAGCCCAAATTATCGTAGTAGCCTTATTAGCGACTGGCAAAATACTAACGATATTATAAACGCGCTTAAAAAACAGCACATAGAAAATAGAGCTTATGCGGCT